AGCAGGTGAAAGGAAATAAGTTCCCGGAACTTTCAATAAACAAGGTCAGGGAATAGAATTTAAGAGCAATGGAAACACGTGGAAGTGTCCTGCCCTAAGTAATTATTAGAGCAGGTTTTGTAAGAAATATTTTGCCACATATAAAAAGCGTAAGTGCCGTATGGGGGTTAACCAACGTTCTCATTTATGACGCCCTACCGTCAATTCGGGCGGTAGGTTTAGAGTAATTATCACAGTAAAAACACATCGTTATGAAGATAGAATAGATTATAATCAGTACATGGCAATGCTGAAGGCATTTACGGAATATGCCCAATGTAAAGCAGAATGTTATCGCTTGCAAGCTGAAAACGAAAATTTAAAGCATGAGGTATCAGAACTGAAATCTTGTGGTTCTCATATAGATGAATACGAGGCAGAGAAAAGCAATCTGTTTTTTCTTGACTTCTGTATGAATTGAGCATTAGATAACTGGTTCTAAGCGTATATTGTAATTTAAAATAATAACTTAATTTATAATTATCATGGAAATAAATTGTAAATACTGCCCTAAAAATGACGGAATGGGCTCGTGTAAGATAGATGATTGTCCTCTACTTCCTATCATACAGGAAATAGAAGAGATGCAGTCTTTTCTTGAAATAACAGCCAGTGATAACCCGAAAGAATTGGTAGATCGTCTGACAGATATAAATGTCTACCTTGCAAGAAGTGGGAAACTTTTGGCGGATGCAAAGGCATATCAAGACCAAGTGACAGCAAACGTGTATTCTCAACACATGGAATTCTTGTCACGAGTTCCGGCAACTGTTGCAATTAAGTTCGTTGCAGCTCAAAGTGTGACTGCTAATCAGTTGGTCGTATGGCTAGATCGCATAAATCGAACTCTTGTTCACGCTGGAGATAACATACGTACTCAAATATCATTTGCAAAGCAGGATTTGGCATTACAAAGGAAAGGATATTAGAAAAAATGTTAATAACGGGAAAATAAAAGGTATAAAGTGATTGTTTTTACTTCACTTTTGATTAGCTTTACACCGTGAAAATAATAAATGCGATTGGTGGAACTCTCGTATGATAAAGATATAATTTAGCTCTGTATGAGTAGTTGTTTCCGAGTTCCACAAATAGAAACAATGAAAATATAGAGCTTATTTTATTTCTATCGTAATATCCTTTTGGTATAATAAAACACTTCTGTAGTAGATATGGACATTATTTAAAAATATATGACTTATATAGAACTGATTAATTGGTTTTGGTCTCTTGACGAAGACTGGGAATTTACCTGCTGTGAAACGAGGCTTTATTTTTACTTGATAAAAACAGCGAATCGTTTAGGCTGGGTGGATAGCTGGACGCGTAGTGATACAAAGGTATCATCTGACGTGGGAGTGTCGGTCAACTCAATGAAATCAGCACGTAACAGATTAGTTCAGGCGGGTCTTATTACATTCAAATCAGGCGGAAAAGGACAACGGGACAAAACAAGGTATCAGATTAGCTATCAAAATTTGACACCTAAAGTTGAACCTAAAGTTGAACCTAACCTTGTACCTAACCATGAACCTAAAGTAGAACCTAAGCCCTTACAGTATAATGTACGCGCATTAGACAAAGATAAAGACAAAGATAATTATCTCTCTCCCCCGTGCGCGTATGAAGAAATTCCGACTGGGATTTTTGAAAGGGGGCTGGATGAGTGCTATGAAGAATTGAAGTCGAATAGTTCATGGATGGAAGCTGTCTGCATGAATACTCGTTTATGTGGGTATAAGGATTTCGCGCCTCCTGATTTTTATGATTATTTGGAGAAGTTTTTTATGAAGCTCCAAAACGAGGGAGAAACTGTTAAATCACCCCAAGATGCAAAATCGCATTTTGCCCGATGGCTAAAAATTGAACTTGAAAAACAACGGAACAATGGAAACAACAATAGGCGCAATTATACAGACAAACAGGAAGTTAACGCCTACGCTCTTAGCTTGCTACAACAACATAAACGAGACCTCGAAGAAGGCTTGGCTGACCAGATGGAAAGACCGTTCTGAGGTTGAAAGGGTGTTTTCACCGGTCCAGTGGGGATATGCCCTTCAAAACCCGGAAAGGGCTTATATGGCAGACTGTCCATCGCTGATGCAGTATGATGCGCTTTACGGCTGTGGCTCTTCCGAATATTGGATTGACATACAGGTGTCCGGCATATTCGGGGCTTCCAACAGCAAAGAAAAGGGCGTTGCCGATGGGATAAGAATCTTTTGTCAGTCATTTGCCTCACAGGTCAAGGCTTACAAGCTTTCCGAACTGATGCTGTTTTTCGCACGCTACAAGGCCGGGAAGTATGACAATTCATTCGCGTCTTTCGATGCCAGAAGAATAGGCAACGCCTTCTTCAAGGAGTTCAAGCCCGAAAGGGATCATGAGCTGGACGCGATAAACCGGAAAAGGGTGCAGGATGAGATAGAGGGCAGAAGATTCATTCCTCCCGAAGGTTATTCTTCCCTGACTTGGTACAACGAGTTGAAACGTCGGGCGGAATCCGGGGACGAGGAAGCCATGAAAATACTGACAGTATGGCAAAGAAAGTCAAGCCGGAACCCGTATATGTAAAATGCCGGAACTGCAAGAATGCTTCGAACTTCGGGGACAATTCTGCGTATTGCAGGGCCAAAGGGCATAGAGTGTGCGCCTGTGACAGATACGGGCAAATTTGTAACAGTTTTCAAAAGAAAGAATCATAACGAAAAAAGGAGAAATTTATGAATACCGAGATGCAGACAAAGATACGTGAATGGGAAGCGGAACGCGACAGGAACCTGCGCATCCACTGTCCTCTTGTAGCCGCCAAATTCCAAAGATGGATTGACAGGGCAAAGAAAGAAAACGATATACCGCATTTCCAGCCCCGTGACAAGATTTTCAACAAGAAAGCCTGTAGTTGATACTTTCATGCAGGAAAATTCATTATACGGCTTTAAAATAGGTTGTATCAAATAAAATAATTGATAAAAAATACACGATCATGCAAGGAACAGACAAACTGAATACGATAACCAACATCGTATTTGTCCTCACGGACGTTTTAGAAACCAACCTTCTTGAAATGCAGCAGAAATACAAGAAGGAAGGCTTTGAACTCAGACACGATTCAAAAAGAAACTTCAACACAGCCATAGCCGCGATAAAGAGATTGAAAAGTGATGTGAATCATTGCAGTGAATCCACTCAGGAAAACTTCGGCAATGATTCTGACATGGTGAATGCTATGTTACTCACACTGATTGACAGATGCGGTGATGATGACAACCTCGCTTATAAGATGTACGAATACATTAAATCTTTCCCGTCCAAACTGAATTTGGACCTGGATTTGGATAATGCGTTCAGTCATTTGTTTAGAAAATCATGAAAACTGCTGACGGTTATCCTGTGGTATGTTACGGCGCAAAAGGGAAATACAGTATACATCGCATCTGCCGCCGTTGTGCCATATATCGTAAATACGATTCGATTCCCGAAAAGCCATGCTACAGGCTTCATGGAATACATCTGTTGGGCAGAAGAAAATGCCCGATCTTTGAATAAAAAATAATCAAAATATCAAAATAACAACAAATAAACAATATCATGGAACAGAAATTAAAGACTTATAAAGCGTTTGACAAAGATTTATCTTGTAGAGGGTTTAAGTATGAGGTAGGTAAGGAGTATGAAGAAACAGGCGACATAAAGGCATGTGAGAAAGGTTTTCATGCATGTCCTTACCCTCTGGATGTTTTTGGTTACTATGCGCCAGCCGGGTCAAGGTTTTGTGAGGTTGAACAGAGCGGTAAAATAGACGGTTCAGAAAGTGACAAGGTTTGTTCTTCAAAAATTAGAATAGGCGCTGAGCTTGATATAAGGGGGCTTGTGAAAGCAGCTGTATCTTTTGTCAAGGAACGGTGTACTAACGAGTGTAATGCGGAACCGGGAAAACCTGCTACGGCTGGTGATTATGGTGCTGCCACGGCTGGTGATAGTGGTGCTGCTACGGCTGGTTATAGTGGGGCTGCCACGGCTGGTTATAGAGGTGCTGCCACGGCTGGTAATTGCGGTGCTGCCACGGCTGGTTATAGAGGTGCTGCTACGGCTGGTTATAGAGGTGCTGCCACGGCTGGTGATGGTGGTGCTGCCACGGCTGGTGATAGAGGTGCTGCCACGGCAAGAGGAAAGGCTTCAACCGGATCAAATGGTCTGTCAGTGGCAAGAGGCAACAATGTTCGGGTAAAGGGCGGAATAGGTGCAATTTTGGTCATAGCTGAAGAAGGGGAAGATACGTATGATATTGTCGATTGGAAGGCTGTATTAGTTGATGGAGAGATTGTAAAGGCCGACACATGGTATAGACTAGAAAACGGTGAGTTAGTGGAAGTTGATTAACAGTTGGCTGATAATACAATTAGAATTGGAAAGGAGTTAACATGCCAATAAGCAAAACATATAATATGGACTGTATGGAATACATGAAAAGTATTTCAGATAAGTTTTTTGATTTAGCGATAGTTGATCCTCCATATGGGCTCGATAAAAAAAGCACACACGGAAGAGGGAAATTAAAAAATCGATGCTTAAACAGTGGAAATATTCAACGGTGGGATACACGTCCTTCAAAAGAATATTTTGAGGAATTGTTTCGTGTAAGTAAAAATCAGATAATATGGGGTGGGAATTACTTCAATTTACCACCAACACGTTGTATAATATGTTGGGATAAAATGCAACCTTGGCCTAATTTCTCTCAAATTGAAATAGCGTGGACTTCTTTCAATTCACCTGCTAAAATTTTTAAGTATGATAATAGGACGGATGATAAGATTCATCCCACGCAAAAACCAATATCTCTCTATGCTTGGATTTTGAAAAATTATGCAAAATCAGGAAATAAGATTTTTGACTCTCACTTAGGAAGTGGGAGCAATCGCATAGCCGCATACAAATTGGGTTTCGATTTTTATGCAACCGAAATAGATAAAGATTATTTTGAAGCACAGGAGGATCGGTTTCGACGTGAGTGTTATGGAGAAATAAAAACAGAGAAAGGAACTTTAATACAAACAAGCCTATTTGGCGTATAACAATAAAAAAATGAGTGAAACAAAAATCATATTAGATGCCTGTTGTGGCAGCCGTATGTTTTGGTTTGACAAACATAATCCTCTTGCCTTATTCGTTGATAAGAGATCGGAGATAGTAACAGCCAAGGATAGAGATAAGATCAGGACCATAGAGATAAAACCGGATATAATAGCCGATTTCACCCACTTGCCGTTTGAGGACAATTCTTTCTACATGGTGGTATTCGACCCACCGCACCTGAAAACACTTGGTACAACCTCATGGATGGCTAAGAAGTACGGGAAACTGCCGAAAGACTGGCAGTTACTCATACACGATGGATTTACTGAGTGTATGCGCGTCTTGAAACCTAACGGCACGCTTATATTCAAATGGAACGAGAGTGAGATAAAAGCTGCGGAAGTTTTGTCTGTTATCCCGTTCAAACCTCTTTTCGGACATACTACTGGAAGACAGAGCAAGACAATATGGATGTGCTTTATGAGATTGCCAATTAACGAATAACCGAATAAAAATGAAGCAAATAGTGATTGGCGATAAGCCTTTAATGCAAATATCAGAAGAGGATATTTTGCAGGTTGCAGTAATTCAAGGATGCTGCGCTCATCCTGACTATTGGAATTATCCAACTTTGACTGAGTATGATAATACCATGTTTAGAGATTCAGTATGGTGTTCATACAAATCTACACGGAAAGAGGATAATCGAGATAGTAGCGAACTTACTTTCTTTTTGGATACCAAAGATTTGTCCTACCACTATCATAGAGAGTGGTCAACAGAAAAATGGCATGGAGAACGTCTTGGGTTAAATGCAATAAAGTTTTTGATTGAAAAGGGCTATGATGTGCCAATTTATTAATTCAAATATAATTCAAAACTAATTTGATATGAATAAGATAAAATTAGAAATTACTTCTGAAGGATGGGAGACTACCGTAATTATTAACGGCAAAGAATTTAAAGAAAAGCATATTGCAACCGTATTTGGCTCGGAAGGAGCTGAAGGGGATTTTGAAAGCGAAGAGGATATACCGGAAGAAGTTTATGATGCTTTAAATTCATCTTTCCCCTTTGAGTGTATGCAGGCATTGTATTCCATTGAGGATTAACGTAACACTAATGAGAAAGGAATATTTATGATAGAAATAGATTTGAATGATACCGTTAGTGTAGAGCTTACAGAATGGGGAGCCGCATATCTTAATGCAACGAATATATTTAAGGAAATAACCACTACACAGAAATGCCATTATAAGACTGACTATAAAGCAGGTGATGTTTACAAAAGCCAGCTTTGGGGGTTGATATTGGAGTTCAAAGATGGGATTAGATTTGATAAAGAGAAGGCTTTTAATAAATTGAAAAAAGTAACATGTTAGAAAGGAATGAAGAAAATACTTTTAATATGTGCTATTCTCGCTTTAATAGTGGGATGTGCTTCGCCGAGAAAATATAAAGAGAATCGTTTCACGAAGCAGTTTCAGCAAGCGGATTCTGTGTTTAACGAAAAATATGATATAAGATGATTAGAGTAAGATTTTTTGTAGATAAGGAAAAGTGCGATGGAGATTATCGTCCATTAAGATGGCCAATCCAATATCCATATTGGTGCACTGGTGAAAGTGCTCACCACTTTGTTTTAGTAGCCTATATCAATAGTATTGAAGAGTTGAAAGATTTATGGCCGGAAGCTTCCAATATTGAAAGTGAAGAAGTCAATAAAGTATTTTTTTCGGATAGGTTTCCAAAGCCAGATTGGTACAAAGAGGATTAATTAATAACTAATTAGAATATGAATGAATTGGAACAAGATAAAAGATATGTTTTTGGAGATATGATTATAGTAGCCAGTATTGACGCAAATTCTAATCCTATCTTAAAAATTAGCACAGATGCCGGGAATGTGGTTGTAATGCCATCATCCGATAATAAGATTATTGTAAAATCAACCGTGGATAAATAAAAAATTAGAAGGAGGTAATTATGGGATCATTTATAGCCCAACAGCCAAACGGCTTATATTGTAGGTTTAGTACAATTGTTGATACAGTCACACACTACAATATGACAAAAGATGATTACATAGAAGTATGCGAAGACCGATTAGGAAAGAAACGTGGAGAAGAAGAGGCTAATGATATTTTAAAAAACGATCTGCACCCTTTTAACGATGTTCTTGAGCAATTCATTCCTAATAATGATTCGGTTGAAGAGTTTAATATCCGCTTGAAAGAAATGGGATATATGGATGAGTTTAAGTTTAATGGATAATCCTCAAAACGGAACAGATTATGAATGAAGTTAGAAAGCTATATAACGATGATGGATGCGTTCTTAAAGAGGCATCTAGCAATGACTATGAATCATGGAGTTCAGCAAGAACACTTGGTCCTATGGAAAGAAGGAAAGAATACAGAAACCTATGTTATAATTTTGAATATGAGCGGGGAACTAATATCCCTCACTGTGCAAAGAAAGGTGTATGTGATGAGGATTGCGAATACATGAGAAACTTTAAAGAATAGGATATGAAACAGACATTGGAAGAAACAGCTCATTCTTTCGCTGAAAGTAGAAGCAGTGGTAGTTTATTCCCTGCATATTATCAAGGGTTCATTGCAGGTGCAGAGTGGCAGTCAAAGCAATCACCTTGGATAAGTGTTAAGGAACGGTTGCCGGAACCAAACAAGCTTGTTCTTTGCAGAATGGTATCAAATGGAGCGATTGTTAGTGGCTATATCGTTGTTTCATCCGGGAGATCGCCATACGTTGCGACAGAGGGAGGATTTGAATTTGAGGATTGGAACGACTACGAATGTGACATGTGGATGCCCATCCCGTCTTTCGATGAAATATTAGAAGCGAACAGGGATGTACTTGAACGGATTAAAGAGAAAGGAGATTGAGATATGAAATTAAGACAAGCAAAAAAGATAATGAAGAATATCCGTAGAAATGTACGCATGGAGTATTTATACGGATTAGGACGCTCGATGAAGGCAAATGCTATTTGCGTTAGACACTATGGTAGAGTGGACAAATTTACAAAGCTAATCAATCAAATAGGAGATAAAGACCCTCTATTAGCAATTAAATTAATTAGACAATATGGAAATAAATAACGGAATAATAATAGACGGTGTGTTGCATGAATTGTGCTATGGAGCATGTGCAGATTGCTCATTACGAAATGAATGCGATAATAGATTAGATCTTATTTGCGATATATTTCACATATATCCAAATACAGATCTGTGTTTTGTCAATCGTGGCAAAGTAACGGATATTAAAACAGAGGAGGAAAAGAAATGAAGCAGGTATTGTCAATCGAGCAAATGAAGCATTTGCAAGAACTAGGGTTAGATACGAGTGATGCAAGTATGTATTGGGCGAGAGTGTCGCATGGAAGCCGTATTGATGACAAATCAAAAGGTAAATGGTTTTTGAGCTTGCATAAGGAATTTCAAACTTGTGGGTTTATGTCGTATGAATCAATTTCTACTTACACCTTGCAGGATATTCTTGATAAGCTGCCTTGCTTCATCGGCAATCAAGTGCTTACCATCCAGAAACTTGCAGATAGCTATACATGCTTGTATATAGAACCTTATACTAGGTCTATGATAAATATTACAGAAAGTAAAGAGCCTATTGATGCAGCCTATGATATGCTGTGCTGGTGCATTGAAAACGGATATGTTAAAGTTGGAAAGGAGGAATAATTATGGGATTCACAACACCGTGTTTTATAAGAAAGAATACCGAAGCACTTAGAAAAAAGCTGGAAGAGGTTGGATATAAAATGCTTTCCCCAATAGAATACGACAATCTCGAATGTAGCGATAATTGGGTTAATGATATAAAATCACTCAACGACTGTAACGGCATTGATTGCGGAACCAACGAGGAACTTTTCCTGGCTTTAGCTGCATTGAGGGATGATACAGATAAGTTTCAGTGGTTTATTTCACCCGAAGGAATTTGGGTTTATAATAAAGACAATGACAGTATATTAGAAGTATCTATTAAATGGCGCAAGGCTACTGTAGACGAACTAATTGAACACTTTAAAATAAAGGAGGAATGATGAAAGCTAAGTATTTTAAAAAGATAAGAAGCCAAGTGAAGTGGTATAAGGTATCATACAGAGATAATTTATTTTTTAGTTTTAGCGATGAGAAAGAGATATTGGCTAAATCTCCTGAAAATGCTTGTGTCAGATACCATAAACGTACTGGATGTTTTGTTAACAAATATAATCCCAATAGTATTACACAACATAGTGAAGTTGTTTCAAGGTTCAAAGTATGTATAGGTAAGAAAGTAATGTATTTCGATTAAATAAACAATGGGACAATGAAAGCAAGAATAAAAAGAAAAATTCAAAAACGACCATATTTATACAATGTAGGACAAGTTTTTAAGGCTTGTGATTGGCTTATTAGTATTCAACGTGGAAATATGGTTTGGCGTAGGTATCGTTCATTTGGTACTATTATTAAATCAGAAAATTAAATATGAAAGCAAGAGTAAAATCAACAGGGGTTTTGGTAGATGTAATTCCCCGATTAAACATCAACTCTCAACATAGCAGAGATTATTTATATGTATGTGATAACATGGTTTTCAAGGAATGCGAACTTGATTTTTCAGCTATTGACTGGGAACAGCGTAGATACGAACTGGCTAAATCCGCAATGCAAGGGATTTTAAGTGACATCAATCAATCACATTATGCTTGTTCTGAAGAAAATTATGAGAAGTACATACCTAAAGGCATTGCCCGGTTTGCAATTGCTTGTGCTGATGTTTTAATTAATGAACTAAAAGGAGAATAACCATGACCGAAGAATTTGTAACATTAGAAACAGCGAAACTGCTGAAAGAGAAAGGGTTCAAGGAAGATGTATTTACTTTTTATGAAGTAGATTGCGTAGAAGGTGATATGATACTGTCTGAAACTTACGATGAATCCGAGAATTTCAATGAAAAAAATGATTGTCTTTCTGCACCTTCACAATCTCTCGCCCAAAAGTGGTTACGTGAAACCAAAAATATTCATATATGTGTATATAACTGTGCTTGTGGCTATGGATACGAAATATCTAAAGCTGATAATGGAACTCATATAACTAGTTCTGTTTATGAAGGACCTAATGACGGTGGTAAATGGGATATTTATGAAGAAGCACTTGAAGCCGGATTACAGGAAGCATTAAAACTTATATGATTATGAAGAAGATATTTTTCAACGATAAATTAGGATTAACCCAAGCGGTATTGGATGGTCGGAAGACTATGGCGAGACAAATTGTTCCATTTACATTTAGAGAAGATAAAATGCATTTATCTCGATACAAAGTTGGTGAAATTTATGCCATTGCTCAAAGTTATGAAACCGTTTACCATGAACAAGGGTTGGAAACACTTGATATGTTAGTTAGTAGTTGGAAGAATAGCAAAGGTTGGCGCAACAAGTTATTTGTTCGCGCTGATGCCATGACACATCATATCCGCATTATCAATGTTAAGATTGAACGACTCCAAGATATAGATGATGAAAGTTGTATGAAAGAAGGTATAGGAAAATATTTTTTAGGATTTGATTCACCGCATACCGATTGCATGGGTTTTACATATAGTTTTGATGAATCTGGAAAGTATAAGTATCCTAATGCAAAACAAGCCTTTGTATCTCTCATATACAAATTATTAGGCAAATGTATATGGGAAAGTAACCCTTTCATGTTTGTTTATGAATTTGAACTTATTGATTAACAGATTATATTGTTATGGAAACAACAGAATTAATATTTAAAGGTATCCTTGTCTTATTAAATGCTTGTGCTTTGATGTTTACCTTAATCTTGGTAAGCAAGTGGCACAGACGCATGGAAGACAAGATGGATAAGATAGATAAGATAGAAGGATATGTTCGCCATGTATCAGATCGTAACGATATTGTTTACATTAACCAGCTTTCGGAATTGCAAAGACTGTTGATAAAAGAAGAACGGTATGAGGAAGCCGATAAGATTGGGAAAATAATTAAGGATGAGGAAATTAAATTAGGACTAAGGAAATGAAGAATATTAACTTGAACGAACTACACGACCGTGCTTATAAGACCGCTTGCGAGCACAGTTTCCATGATAAGGAGCTGAGTAATGAACATCTTCTTTGTCTTGTCATTTCCGAGCTTATGGAAGCTGTGGAAGCGGACCGAAAAGGGAAACGTGCCGACAGGGAATCTTTTAAATCTTCTTATGAGGATGAAGAACCGCACGATAATGTCAATTTCAAGTATTGTTTTGAAAAATATATCAAAGATACGATTTCAGACGAACTAAGCGATGCAGTTATACGCCTGCTTGACCTTGCAGGACTTCGAGGGATAAGCCTTGAACTTGCCAACGGAGATATTGATGACTGTATTGAAGATCTGGCAGAAGCCTGTAAAGACGAAACTTTCACCGAATCAATCTATTCCATCTCTACACTTCCTGTTAGATATGACGGAATATTTGATTTTTCTATTACTGTGAATGATATGATACTGTCAATTTTTGGACTTGCCAAACATCTTGACATAGATTTGCTTTGGCATATCGAACAGAAGATAAGATACAATGAATTAAGACCTATGTTGAACGGGAAAAAGTATTGAATATGAAAACAATTTTATTTATATCTACATGTATTATCGCCCTATTATGGGTTGGTGATCTTACAATAACATTCAAGCCGTTTTCCATCTCGCTTCCTGGTTGGCATAAGGCTTTAGGTATCCTTCTATTTTTTCTGTCAATGGCGGTATATAATATAGGGGAATATACTAGAGGCTATAAACAAGGTTTCGATGATGGGATAAAGGAATGTATTGAAATACTTAAAAAGAAATGAACAAGTTAGAACACATAGCCACAATTGATTTCTGTTACTGGCGGTTGAAAATTCTCTGTGAACAACTTTCTAAACCCAAATCAAACATAAAGATAATGGTTGACAACGCTTGCGGTTATAATGAAACCGAAGAGATAAGAAAGGAATGTATAATACTTTTAGAGCAGATTATCGAAAGCAAGAAGGCTATCAGTGCTGATTACTTAGGGGATAGCAAGTTTTTAGATAAATTAAAAAAGGGAAATGGTTGAGCTATACAAAGTAATCATTTCCGATGCATCATCTGTATTATGTTTGCTGTTTTACTCTAAAAGTTAAATCTTTGGTTATGAGTATCTTACGACTAAAATAATTGTGTAAATATTTGGCTAATTCATTGATAATGAGTATCTTTACAAT